GTAGTCCACGTTGTTGTTGGTCACGTTGCAAATTTGAATGCGCGTGATTTCCGTTGTTGCTTGCGCAGTAAACAGTGTCTGCACAGTGGTTGTGGCTGGATGTAAATTTGCCAGCCTCCCACCAAAAAGTTGAGACCTATCGCTTACCATTCTGCTTTACCCTGATGTCCGCCCCAAGGGCTTTGGTGAAACCTCCAGCAACGGTGAAGCGGAGCCGGTGATAGCGCGCCGCCTTCCTGACATCAAAAGCGCCATCGTTGTTCACGGAGAAGCTGGAGCCCCAGGATGTGTTCTGAGATTGCCTATCTCTGGTCCCGTGCTGAACGGTGATGGTCGAGGAGTCGCCCTCAATTATTGGCCTGCATTGGTCCACAAGGCCAGAGCTGCCTGTGGCGGACTCGAACTCTTTTGTTTCGATGACAGCTGTCAGTGCGTTGCCGTTGAATGTGCTAGGCACATTGCTGGAACTGAATGCGCCAATGCCCAAATCACCGCCGGCCCAAGTCGCGCTATCCAGAGATGCGCCAAGCGCATCGAGGCTCGATGAGATTTCATCAAGTCCCTCAAGCGTGTAGCCTGGCGATATATACGCATAGATTGAGTTTGCCTCAATCTCAGCAATTGACCAGCTTCCAGAAGGCCAGTGGTAAATCAGAATCTTGTTGGGCTGGCCGTTGTTGTTGCCAGAGCCAGCATAAGACCACATTGCAAGCGAGCGCGTCACATCGGCAGCGGCACTCATGCGGTGATGGTACGCTGGGTCCATGTCAGCCAATATGGTGCGCGCAACCTTCCCCGCTCCGATGTTCTGGCTTTCATTTCCGTTGAAAACGTAGATGTCATCGTTGCTGATGTAGAACATGACATTGCCAGCATCACAAATTGCGCCAGACGCTATGGCCCCGCGCTTCCTTTCGACAGGGTACAATCCGAAAACCGTTGGCGGCGGCTCGCGGTCCATTCGGATGATGCCGCGCTCGCAGAAGATGGAGCCGAAATCACCGCTGACAATTCTCAGGATGGCTCCGAAGTTTCCCCCCAGAACCTGCTCATCTGACTGCGTTGTGGGGGAGGGCGTCCATGCGGTTTCATCACCGAAGCCTGACCATTTCAACTTCTGAACGTCTTTATTGCCGCCCTCATCCAGATTCCCGAACACCACAAAATCGCCAACCACCGCAACGGTTTTGGCTTTGGGCGGGCTACCAGAAAGGTCTGAGAAATTTGCGTCTCCAAGGGTGATGATTTGCGGATAATCGTCGTAGTTCGTGGCGATAATCTTTTCGCCATACTTCACGAAGTCCCAATTGTTGTTAGCGCCCGTGGCGTAGGCCCCGCTGGTCCTGCTGACATCAATCATTGCAGAAGATGTTGAGGCACTGCTGCGGCTGTAGAGCTTTGTCTCATCTCCGGCGAAATTGTAGTAGAAACCGTTGCTTCCGTTTGCCGAGATTGCGCCTCTGGCATAGGCCGAGATGGAGGTATAAGCTGATGGAGAGAGCCCGTAAAACGGGCGGAATAGCCCCGCATCCGGGATGACGTTGGTCGCAACAGTGGCGCCAGGATTGCCCAAATCGCCTTGGTCGGGGAGCCACGGCCCAAACTGCAGTTTCACAACTGGCATCAGCCGACCCCCAAGCTCACCGCCGCCACGCAGACAATCGGGCAGAGCAGGTTCCACCAGAGGGAATGCACATCCCAAACGCGCTTATCAAATACAGCCCACCAAGGCATGTTGGCGCGCTTACCGTTTGCAAAGTGCTCAATCCAGCGGTACTCAGCCTGAGCATGCTCCCTGCCAATAAAAAACGCAGCAGGCACTACGCCACCCCAAAACCATTCGCCCGTCAAAAAGCCCACAATGGCCTGCGCGACAAGGGCGTATAACGGGTGCTCTAGGTCATGGAACTTCATGAAGCGCGACCCGCAATAACACAGAAATTAAATACCGGTTGTTCTGTAGTCGTGCCAGAAAGCGTTGCATAGCTTATTCTGAAACTTCCAGTTCCTACTGCTGTGACATAAATCCTATAAAGGTCTGTGCCTGATTTTTGATTGACGATAATTGTATCCGTGGAACTCACAACAGAATTTGTGACCGTGAAAGACTGAATAGTTGTTGAGCCAGCTGCTGATACAAGCGTAATGGCCCCGCAGGGGGCATCAATCGTGACGCCCGTAGTGCGACTTGTCGTCTGCGTAACCGCAGCACCGGCCCCAATGGTATAGCCAATTGTTGCGGCGCTGTTTAAAATAAACGCACCAAGATTAGTAACTTGAAAAATGTTGGAAGGAGAACCGCCATTTGGGGCTGCACCAAATATTATATTCCCGCCGCCAGCATTGCCGCGAGCAGTTGCTAAAATATGCCCAGCAACTCCAGCATTCCCTGAGTCAGAAGTATAAAACTCAATCTTGCCAATGGGCTGATTAGCGATAGTCGTCGTATCAGTATCAGTAAACCGCACCGTGTTGTTTGCGGTGTCAGAGGTCAGGCCGTTGTTGCTGGCGGCGATGTCTAGAAGGGTGGCGGGGGCAGTTGTGCCAATTCCAACACCGCCAACTTCATCGATAACAACTTTTTCCGTAGAATTTGTCATCAACTTAAGTTTTGTGCTGGTCTGGGTTCCTAAATATGTACCGTCAAGAGAGCCCCACGAATGAAATGAAGCATGGGCAACGCCGTCATAATTAAGCCTAATTCCTGCCGAGTCATCCGGCCCGCTTTTAATTTCTATTCCGGGATAGCCGCTGCCTTGGGCGCTTACGTCAACCGTAAGTAAATTTGTAAACGTCGCCTTCCCAGTGCTATCGGCGATAGTGGCCGAAGCCGTTCCATCCTTGGCCTTGAGGTTGGTGACTTCGATGTTAGTGGTATCAACAGTGGTAGCATTAACCGTAGTAATGTTGCCAGTTGTCGAAGTCAGCGTGGTAATGGTCGTGGCCGCAATGGTGCCGCCCTCTACTTTGTCTCCACTGATTTGGTCATTGGCAAGGGTAAGAGCACCGGCCGAGACATCAAGCGTTTTGCCGGCCCCCACAGTAATGTCAGAGGTTGCAATCGTCGCGTTATCAATCGTTCCGCCGTTAATGTCTGTGGTTGTAAGCACCGAGCTGGCTATCGTCATTACGCCAGTAGAGTTCGCGATAGTGGCGGAAGCCGTTCCATCCTTGGCCTTGATGTTTGTGACTTCCAGCGTCTCAATGTCAATGGCTGGGTACGAGGCAGCATTCATCAACTGGAACTGAGTTCCGTCGTAAACGACCGTGTACATCAGGTCGGTGATAATCTCTCCGCCAGTGCAGGCCGCGCCGTTGAACTGCACATCCTTGGCCCCCAAGCCATCCACGTTCAAAGTGGTGGCTCCGGTGTTGGTTCCGCCGGCCTTGAAGGTGTACATATCGCCCTGCGCGTAGGCCGTCATAGTGCGGCTGGATGAGAGCGTGATGGTGTCAGTGCCGGAACTGGTATTTACGCCGTCGGTGTCCTCGCGATACCTGGCAACAGCAGCCATAACCTCGCGCGCAGCGTCATTCACGCCACTAGGCGGCATGCCTTCAGGGAAGCCGTTAGGCGCAGCAGAGTTGTTGCTAGCAGCAGTCGTTGACCAGGTTTGAACGTCACTCATAAGGCTTCACCTGCAGTTGAATGCTAATCGGCCCCTGGGATTGGCGGGACCGGAAGTATGTCTGAGAGGCCATCGCGGCAGCCTCCTTGTACTGGCCGGCCCACATTGACGACTGCTCATCTTCCATGAGGTATCGGTTCGCCCACATCATTGAGGCAGACAAATAGACGTCTGGGTACTTCGTCAGCAGCCAGTTTGTGGTGTTGGAATTACTGAGCGCCGCAATGCTCGGCCAATAGCTTAAGGCGTAGGCATAGGCCGAGTCGGGCGTGACATCAAACTCAATCACATCAGAGATGCTGAAATAGTTGGGCTTGCCGGTGCCAGGCCGTCGGAAGTTTCGGACTTGCTCTGGGGACACAAAGACAAGCGGCGTCTCTGGGTCAGTGGTCAGGGATAGGGCATCCATCTCCGCAAAGTCTGCGGGGAGGGCAAGGGAATTGGTGCCGGATGTGAGGGTGCCAGACATGCGGGTTTTGTTGCCGCGCACCCCTCCCAGATTCGGCGAGGTTCTTGGCAGGGGCTGGCGCTTGAAAAGACTCTCCGCTAGGGAGATAAACTCGGAAACCTGAGCAGTCGTGAGGCTCGACCGCGCTAGCCAGTTGGAGACGGCGGTTTGGAGTTCGGAATAGTTCGTGATTGCCATTTATCTATAATCCTGTCCAGTGCCGCCCCGGCCTTTTGCACATCTGCAAACTTCCGGGCCTGAGTAAGACCTTGCTCAATTATAAGCCTCCTGAGTGGCGTTTCACTAGACGCTTGTATGGCAGCCTCAATGTACAGCTTTTTTGAGGCAGTCACATAAGGTTTCAGGTTGTTCCAGCTCTGCATGGTTTCCGAGGCCAAAGTAATCACGGGAACCTGGGCGGCCATC